AAACACCTGAATCTGGTTGAATTGTGTATGATTGATTAGTTACATACTGATAACTTGTTCCATCAATTGAAGATGTAAATACTGTACCCTTATCCATAGTTAAAGATGTTGTAGTATTAGGAACATCATTAACTCTAACTGTTAACTCTGCACTTGAAGCTCTACATGATGTTGGTGTATAACCAATCATCTTTGCTATTGATACAATGTTTTTTCTTATGTCTGCTGAGTCTAGGTACATTTCATTTGCCAGCATATTGGCATTAAAACCTAGATAGTGTGTATTGTAAGATAGAACATCTAATAGAACAGCAAAACCAGAACCTTCAAAATCATAATCCTGAAATTCTGATTGACCTTGCATAAAGGTTTTTAAATTAGTTTTTATATTATCAAAATCTAAATCTGATACTGTTAATTTGTTTGAAGCCATCTATTTACCTAATTCTTTTTAATGTTGTTGTAACCGAAACTGGATTTGGCAAGTTTAAAACATAAAAGTTTACTTCTACACTAATTCCGTTTCTGTCTGCGTCTTCACCAACAGCTATAGAAGAAATATTTGCTCTTGGTTCATAATTTGTTAAAACTTCTTCAATTTTTCTTCTTATGAATATGCCTGTCATAGGTGTAAAATTTTCAAATAATAAATCTCTTACACCACAACCTAATTCTGGATGAAAAGGCCTTTCATAAAATTGTGTGTTAACTAAATTTCTAACACTTCTTTTAACAGCGTTAACATCTTCGATTTTTACAACATCATTGGTTACAGGATGTCGTGTAAAATCTAGGTCTAGGTCTCTATAAGTCCTAACTGCCTTTTTACTTTTGTTTGTGCTTGAAGCGTCATAGTTTGCCATATCGCTAATATTTATAACACTTATCTAGGTTAACCTGAGAAAACATTAGGAGAACCTGCCGCTACACTCGTACAACCCGATATTGCGTCACCAACTCTACCACAGCCTTTGCCATTTACAAATACTGTTGATGAACCACTTGCTATCGGAGCTGCATGAGAAGGACATGGTACACCAGGCAATAAATGGCCTGTATTATTATCTCCTTGACGAGATACTCCAATACTATTTACAAATACATTTCCTGACCCAGCTGCTCTTGTCATTCCTGAACAATGAGCTACATCTGCGTCACCTATTCTAGTTACCGCTGGCACGATTTAATAACTCCTCTAATTTAGATTGATAAGTTGACATTTCTTCATGTTGTTCCTCTGTATGAGGTGGTTCTGGATAATCAGGCTCAAAAGATACTACATGATTAAACGACATTGGTATGTCATCAAAGTTTGTAAACTTTAATACTCTTTTATCTTTAAGAATAGTAAACTTACCAATCATCTATCTAGCCAATTTTGCTTTTAAGGCTAATCTTTGTTTTTCTTGTAAAATTGATTGTCTTAATTTTCTACCAATTGGTATGATTATAGAATGACACATCTGTTTACCTTTTTTACTGATATATTCAACACTAATCTCTTTATCTTTAAAATCACCTTGTACAGCTCTTGTTGCTTTCTTTAAACTGATTTCTTCTTTTTCTTTTTCTACACCATCTGCGTTCCAAAACTTAAATAATCTCATTTTGCTCATATTAACTTTCTATGTTATATTTTTCTTCGTCAATATACGAATCACAACGACAATTACTACAACAATTAATTTGTATATCGTTTCCGTCACCATCTTTGTGTGTTTGTAAACAATTTCTTCCACAATGGCATGAATGTCCGCAATTTTGACAGTTTTTCATTATAATACTATTTATATTAGAAACCACAAACCATTTTTCCTGCTTTGTATTCTGTTTCACCAATATTTTGAGAGTTTTCTACGACTGATTCGCCGATTCGCTCATAATCTGGCGAAATTTTGCAATTTTTAACAGTTTTTGAACAGCCGGACGCTAAAAAGAACAAAAGTAGAACAAATAAAATGAGAAAGTGTTGATTTATAACGGTTTTTTGCATGATTTTTTTTAAAAAAAGTGAAATTAGTGCTTGACTTTACTATTTATCTGTGGTAGGATGGACACATAATGAAAAACAAAGGAAAAACTATGAAAAACACTATATCAAGTCTATTAATTATAACTGGTATCATAATGATGGCCGGTTCTGCTAACGATTGTGACGGAGCTTGTATGGAAACAGCGAATACCTTGTCTGAAATGCTAATGGTTGCACTTCTAGGGTTGGTTGTATCAGGTTCTGGTGCATTACTAATGGCATATAAAAATAATTCGTAAAAAAGTGAAAAAAACGCTTGCCAAACGAATCAATCTATGGTATAATATACACATAAACACTAAAAAAGGACACTAAACACTATGACTACTGTAAACAAAACTGCCGAAACACTTAACGAGGGTATTGCCAATATGATGGCTGGTGCCAAAGAAGATTACTTTAAATGGTCTTCAGGTGGTGACGGACAATCAAGTTACTCAAAAGAGCAAATTGCTAATTGGGACTCTAAAACAAAAATTAAAGAAGGACAGAAATACATTAAGATTGTACAAGATAATGGCGTATTTGCTTTTGTATGTAAAACTGACTTCAAACATTTTAAGAAAGGTGATATATTGAAAGCCGCTGGTTACAATGCACCTGCTCTTAATCAACCGAGAGGAAATGTTTTAACTGGTAACTATGCTATCAGATGGACTGGACCTCTTTATTTAAAATAACCAAAAGGAAACTTATATTATGAAAAATGTGAAAACTGAAATACAAAAAATGAACCTTGCTCAACTTAACGACCTTTCTGATTTTATATCACAAATGAAAGTTGTAGTTGGTAAAGCAACCCTATCTGTTGGACAAAAAGTATTTGTTGTTCAAAAGACTAAAAAAACTCCTGGTACTATTACCAAAATCAATTCAACTAGATGTGTAGTTGATATGTTAGGTAGAAGTTATAGAGTACCAATGTCAATGTTAGAGGCTGCCTAATGAATACATATGCAAAAATCATGCTAATGAATAGACGAAGAAAAATCTTTGAGAGGGTAGTTAACCCTCTCTTAAACAAATATTTAACGGATCCATTTGGCGGTGAAGCCTCAATTGCAAAAGATATTCCTATGAAATACTTATCGTATTTTAAAGAAGTATCAGCAACTGGTAACGGCCATAAATTAAGATACAGATATAGAGGTGTATCAAAAGACAATTATAATAGACCTCAATCATTTTGTCATATGAATGGCGCTGATACATTTGCCATTTACTATAGATAACATTACCGGAGTGTAGCGCAGCCTGGTAGCGCATATCGTTTGGGACGATAGGGTCGTTGGTTCGAATCCAGCCACTCCGACCAATACTAAATATTAGAACACACACAGCCATTTAAAGGAGATTTATGAATGGCACATCTAAACAAAAAATCTAATCAATATACAGATGATATCGAAAAGGTATCATTGTACATTCTTTCACTTCACGGCAATTTTAAAATTCCATTTAAATACTTTGATACAATTATGACCTATCGTAATCGTTATAAACAGAAATGGAAAATTCGTATTAATTTTGCTAAAGATGATAGTATGAAGAAATGGCCAAAGTCATTTGATTTCTACCAAGTAAGAACTTAACTTATCTGCCCTTAGCTCAGCTGGACAGAGCAACGGTCTTCTAAACCGTAGGTCACAGGTTCGAATCCTGTAGGGCAGGCCAATTCTATTGTGCCGGTGTGGTGAAACTGGTAAACACAACGGACTTAAAATCCGTCGCTTAAGCTTACAGGTTCGAGTCCTGTCGCCGGCACCAATAGATTATATACCTTGCATCCGAGGGTCGTTTGAAAAAAGATTTTTCTTTGCCTTTGGTCTAGCAATACTATCTTTACTTCTTTTTCTTAATTGAGCTTTGAACGATTCAGATTTACTTTTCTCTTTTCGTAAAGCTCGTAGGTCTTTTATCAAGTCCATACTAACTCCTTGTTAAGAGCGTTTCTTCAACCTTTGTGGTTTACTTCCGTCCGTTTCAGGATAAACGAGTTGTAGAACTATTTATCCGTTTCTTCTTCGTATGTAGAAGGACAACCACCCCAATCGTGGTGTTCATCATTCAGGATTAAACCTTTGTTGTGCTTCTCTTCCAGATATTTTTGTTCTTCGTCCATACAGCTACTTATAAAAGATTATTGACAAAATTTACAGCTATTTTGTAAATCGAGTCAATCAATTGTCAAAGGAAATTTACAGTTATTGACAACGACCTAGGCTTGCCTTTTGGTGCCAATACTATATAATAGTGATATGAGTAATGTGATTGAAGATATATTTAAAACAGGCATATATTTGGTAGATTTAAAGCTAGATACTAAATCTATTTTAGAGACCTGCCTGTCTTATTCAAAAATACATGAGGGTGTAGAAGTTTCAAATTTTGGTGGTTATCAATCAAATGATGTATCAACACATGGTGATTATTCTGAAGTTATTACTTCTATATTACATCACGGTAAAGAATATAATAAAATATTAAAATACAATAACGATAGAACTTTAGAAGATGTATGGTTTAATATTAACTCATATAAAGATTACAATGTAGAACACTCACATCCTGGTTGTACAATGTCTGGTGTTTTTTATGTTTCAACACCAAAAGATTGTGGCGATATTCGGTTTCTTGCACCTAATTATAATGAACTAGAATTAAACAACTCAGCTGATTCTATGTTAACACCTTATACCTTTAGAACATACACAATGCCAGCAATTGAAAATAGACTATACATATTTCCTAATACATTAAGACATCTTGTATTACCAAATATGAACAAAGAGGAAAAAAGAGTTAGTATCTCTTTTAATTTACAATGAAAAAATATATAAAGACATATGATAATGTATTACCACACGCATTGTGTAAAACTTTAATTGATAAGTTTGAAATCAATACAGACCAGCATATCAAAACCGATTTAGATGACCATAGACATTTTACAGAAATCAATATCAATGAACACCAAGATTGGTCTGTCATTGTAAAAAGTTTATACAATGGTCTAAAACCTTACATACAGAAATACAAAGAAGATTGTGATATACAACCTAAACAATGGCCTGATAAGTATGGTTTCGAACAAATAAGAATGAAACGATATTTACCTAATGGTAAAGATG